CACGACAATCGTGACTGATACGTTCGACAAGGCGGTCAACCACGACCTGACCTTGACCTTTGGCGACGCCTACGAATCAGCAAGCGCCAAGGCAGACATCGACCGCAGCTTCGCCAACCTCCACTTATCCGGCAAATCCACGGGCGGCGCGTGCTTCGGCGGGTTTTCTACATCCACAGAAGGAAATCCGAAACTGGAAACCTACTACCCGATCTACGCCTATGCGGGCATCGCCGTTGGCGTAGGGGGCGCGTATTCGACCGATGAGGTGGATACGGGCTCCAAGTGGATTGACGGTAAAACGATCTACCGAAAGGTCGTCGAGTTTACCACGATTACGAATGGCCGAGCAAATGATATGGCCATCGGCGCATCGGGTACAATTGAGACCATCGTCGGCTATCGTGCAATGGGCTACAAGACGGGCAAGACCTACTACTGGAGTATCCCGCACTACGACACACGGTCGCAGTACACAATCATGATTGAACTGGTGATGGGCGACGCGCCGCTTGTCCGGATCACCCCGGGCAGTGGTCGAGATCTGGCATACGCATTTGTAGTAGTTGAATACACACTTGAGCAAGAAGGAGAATAATCAAAATGGCAGTAAAAGTTGGTTCCGCAAGGAGCTCTTTTGGAAACACCGCCCCCGGCGATCAAGCGGGCGGCAAGGAAGTAAGTACACAGGATTGGTATTTGCACAGCAAGGGCTGGTATGTATACCGTGCCCGTGATCCCGAGCAACGGGAGAAAATCGCCCTCGCGATGGAAAAGGCATGCGCCAATGATGATATTGGGTACAGTCAGCCGACCAGAGATATGCTGTGGAACGATGTGAAGGCGTCCGGCTATGACCCGAGCAAAACGACGAAGAAGGTCAACACGGATTGCTCCGCACTCGTCAGAGTATGCTGCGCCTATGCCGGAATTGTCCTGAATGACTTCATCACTTCTACGGAAGGAACGAGATTGCTCAATTCGGGCAAGTTCGACCGGCTCTCAGATGATAAGCATTGCAAGCGCTCGGACTATCTGCGCAGGGGCGATATTCTGTGCACGCGGACGAAGGGGCACACAGTGGTCGTTCTGTCGGACGGCAGCAAAACCAAGGCAGAAAACAAGACTTCCAAACCCGCAGCAAGCGATGGTAAAACGGTCGAAATCACCGGAAGCACCGTGAACATTCGTTCTGGCCCCGGTACTGATTACGCCAAGCTCGGTGTAGCCAAGAAGGCCGAGAGTTATGCCGTATCCGAGGCACAGACCTGGATCCCGATCGTGTACAACGGCGGGATTGGTTGGGTTTCGAGCAAGTACGCGAAGCGTGTTTAATTAATTCAAAATTACAAAAAAAGTCTGAAAAGGAGGCAAAAACAATGTATAACCCGACTGCAACCATACTCAACATGCAGCAGCCATGGTCCGGAGGTCCGCAGGCCTATCAGTTTACTCCTCCGAATTACCAGCAGGAAATGCCGGTACAGACACAAAAGACGCCGATGGGAATCCCCGGCAGAATCATCAAAAACCCCACGGAAATTCGCCCCAACGAGGTTCCCATGGACGGGAGCCCGAGCTACTTCCCCACTGACGATGGCAACTACGTTTTCGCAAAATGCTGGAATTCCGACGGCACGATTCGAACGATAAGATACGGAAGAATCGACGAAGCCGTACAGGAAACCGAAGAAAACATCGGCAAAACGATCATGGACCGGCTTGACCGAATCGAAAAGATGCTCGCTCAGGAAAAGACCCCGACTGTGAAGAAGGAGGACTAAATTAAATGGGAAACGGCATTATGGATTTCGCGATGGGCTTGATAAGCAGAAACCCGCGGATAGCGAATAACCCGAGAGCACAACAGCTGATCTCGGTCATTCAAAATGGCGATCAGGAGCAGGGTCAGAAGATCGCCGAAAATCTTTGCGAGACATATGGAGTTACAAAAGAGCAAGCATTGAGCGACGCTAAGAAATTCTTTGGTATTGGCTAAACTGCAAGCTTCCCAGATCTGAAAAATTATTTTGATTTTACAAAGAACAGTCACTCGGCGAGACAGCGCGCATCTCGTCAGAGCGGCTTTTCTTTTGTAAAAAATTATATTTTTCAAGGAGGGTCTCTCTATGTTCAATGCTAACATGCCTAGTCTGTCCGACATCGCCGCGGTGAGCGGCAACCGTAACAATGGTGGTTGGGGTGATGGAAACGGCTGGTGGATTCTGATTATTCTGTTCGCCATTTTCGGTGGATGGGGTAACGGAAACGGCTGGAGCAACAACGGTGGCAATCCCGGATACGCGGGCACCGCTGCGACCCAGGCTGATATTCAGCGCGGCTTCGACACCCAGTCCGTAATCTCCAAGCTCAACGGCCTTGAAAACGGCCTTTGCGATGGCTTCTATGCCATGAACACTGGCATGCTTACCGGCATGAACACGCTCCAGAACAGCATTCAGCAGGGTAACTTCGGCCTTCAGAATGCGATCCAGCAGGACACTGTAGCAAACATGCAGAATACCAATGCGCTGGCGAGCCAGCTGGCAAACTGCTGCTGCGAGAACCGTGAAGCAATCTCTCAGGTGCGCTATGATATGGCGACCAACACCTGCGCCATTACGACTGCGATCAATCAGGTTGCCCAGAACATCATGCAGAACTGCAATGCGAATTATCGCCAGCTGCACGACGAGATGGTGGCCATTCAGATGGCGAGCAAGGATGAGAAGATCGCCGAACAGGCGGCCGTCATCCAGAGTCTCAATCTGGCAGCCTCTCAACAGGCCCAGAATGCTTACCTGGTTCAGCAGCTGAGGAACAACGGATGCAACGCAAGTCTCGGTTGCACGGGCTGCAACTAATAACTAAAGATAAAACGGGGCGAAGGGCGTTTGCTTTTTGCCCCTTAAAATTTCCCGGGTGGGATTTTCCATAAAACAATTCAAAATGGAGGTATTACAAGATGATTGAATTATCTAATACGACTGCCCAGACCCTGACGACCGGGCAGGCCATTACCTTCGATAAAGTGATGTTCAAATCTGGCTGCGGTGAATGTCACAGAACGGCAAGCAGCTCTGTCAAACTCAGAGCCAATGGCACATACGAAATCGCCTTCAGCGCCAATATTGGCGCAGACGCTGCCACTACAGCTGCTCAGCTGACGATTCAGCTCGGCGGGGAAAGTCTGTTCGATGGAACGATGATTTCCACGACTGCGGCGGCAGGCGATCTCAACAATGTGTCCAAAACGGTCGGCGTCCGCAACTGCTGCGGCGACTACGACCGCGTGACAATCGTCAATACCGGCACTTCGACGGTTACAGTCGGCGCCGGGGCATCGCTGTTCATCAAGCGAGTATCGTAAGGAGGCGTAACCATCATGAATGAAAACCGTATGTGCGATCTCGCTGAAATGAAAGAGCGACTGATTTCCTGCGTGAAGTCGGAGCTTGAAAAGGGCGTTGACACTATTGACGCCAAGGAGCTCGGCGAAGTCGTCGACATGATTAAAGACCTTGCTCAGTGCGAGAAGTACTGCTGGGAAGCAGAATACTATGAGACTGTGGTTGAGGCCATGGAAGACGGCGAAGAGCCGGAATACGAATCCCGCATGGGCTATACCAAAACCGGTCGAACCGGCAAAATGAGGAAGGGCAACGTGCGCTACAGCCGTCCGTACAGGGATCAGGAACCGTATATCGATGCGTATTTCAATGATCCCGAATTCAGGTCGAATATGCGCATGGGGTATGACCACTACAAGACGGACGCCGAAAAGATCACGGACACGATGACGACGATCCGTGAAATCTGGAAGCACGCAGACCCCGAACTCAAGCAGCGGATGAAGACCGATTTCTCTAATCTTCTTGGGGAAATGACCTGATAAACCGCCATGAACAGCTTTTATATGAACGGAATTTTCTGGCATATAAGGCTTGTTCCGCGCAATAGTCCCGTGCTCGTGGATCGAACCGGAAAAGCTCGCGTGGCTACTACCGATCCGATCACCCGATGTGTTTATATTTGCGATGGGCTCGACGGACCATTCTTCGTCCGAGTAGTGATCCATGAGCTCGGGCATTGCGCACTATTCAGTTTCGATCTTCTCCATGATATTCACCGGATGGTAAAGCGGGAATACTGGATCGAAGCCGAGGAATGGGCATGCAATTTCATTGCTGACTATGGGATGACGATATTTTCTATAGCTGGCGAAATTGCACCGATTCCAAGGCAAATAGAATTATTCGTGAGTTGATGCTGGCGCCAAATCCTGTTTTGTGGTATAATGACTACGAAATAGGATTTGGCCTTTTATTCTTTTGGAGGTGTAAAGATCGTGAATGAAAGGCTGGATGTGGCCATGAATCGATGGCTGCTGGATTATAAAAAGAACTCGGTGAAAGCTGCGACCTACGACCGTCTCAGAGTCTCCTACGACATGATGCTCAGGTACATGATCTCCGCAAAGGAGGTAAAGGCAATCACGACGACTGATATTCAGAAGTATCTGAACCGTCTTCGCGACGAGGGGTATGCTCGTAGCACAATCAAGAAGCAGTTTACGCTGCTTACGGCATTTCTCAAGCACGAGTACGCGCAGGGAAACGTGAAGAACCCCGTCTATCTGGCCGTCAACATGCCCGTGGAAGAGGCTGTGAAGAAGCCCACGAAGAAGATTGAGACATATTCTCAGGTCGAGCAGAAGCGGCTTCTAAGCGTTCTGAGTGGACTTGAGCATCGTACATACGGCTGCCTTATTCTGATGCTGGAAGCAGGGCTCAGAAGCGGAGAAGCGCAGTGCCTGATGTGGGATGATGTTCTGTGGGAGCAGAAAGCCATCCGTATCGACAAGACGCTCGTGAGGCTGTCTTCGAATAAAGGTCTGTCGTTCGTGCAGAATAGCGCGAAAAGCAAGACCAGCAACAGAACTATCCCACTCAGCGATCGGGCTATGCGCATACTGGAGCGACTGTCCGAAACGGCTGAAGACCTGAACGGGTTTATATTTCCGAGTTCCCATGACCCTTCCCTGCCGTGTTCCTACTGCACGGTGAAGTATTATCTCAAAAAGGCGTGCACCGAAGCGAATGTTAAATATCGCAGCGCGCACAGTTTGAGACATACTTTCGCCACGAACTGCTACCACAGAGGCTGCAATGTTAAAATTTTGTCAAAACTGCTTGGGCACGCAGATGTGGCCATAACGTACAATATTTACATTCACCTCTACGGGAACGAATTGGAAGAAATGCGAAAGGTCATCGGCTAACCGCACAAAAAACGAGCGCTCCGCTTACACGAAACGCTCAAATTATGGAGGTGCCACCCGGATTCGGACCGGGGAATGAAGGTTTTGCAGACCTTTAGAATACTATATTTTGTATCTCAGAAACATGCTAACCACTGTATATTGTGGTACGGACGCAGGCCAAATCCTATTTCATCACTGATCCGACAGAGGGTACATAATTTGGGGCAGAGCCAAAATCGGTGAATATTTGACAATTTTTTGGAGGATACAAAATGAGGGCATTCGAGGACGCGAATCATAATTCGGGTTACGGTTGACCCGAGATCTATATTTCGAAACGACAGAAAAGAAAGGACTGAGATCACTTTGCTGGACTGGGTACGAGAAATTGTCGGAAGCCCATGGGTGATCCTGATCGGTACGTTTACCGTGATACAGATTTCGCCGCTCAAGATCAACCCGTGGAGCTGGCTGGGAAAACAGATTCGCCAGCTGATATTTGGAGATTCGATTTCCAATCTCGAAAAAGAAATCAAAAACATTAAAGACGACCTGCTTGACGAGAAGGTTTCTTCCCGAAGATGGCAGGTCTTAAATTTTTCCAATTCATGTATGCGCGGCATTTTGCACACCAAGGAAGAATGGGATCACTGCATCGCCGACCTCGAATGGTACGAGGCGTATTGCGAAAGGAACAACATTCCAAACGGCGTGATGAAGGAATGTGCCAAATACCTGCGCAAACGATACCAGGAACACCTTAGAAATAAGGATTTTTTGCAGCCATGATAGGAGGTAATAGCATGGAACTAAGACATCACGGCGTTAAGGGCCAGCGTTGGGGGTTCAGACGTTATCAGAACAAAGACGGCACGCTGACGGCAGCGGGAAAGAAGCATTACAGCGAATCCGAACAGGCTGATATTTACAAGACGATGGCCTCTGCCAAGAATGGCGGAGGGCTGTTCAAATCGAAAAAGAAGCTTCAGGCGAAGCAGGACGAAATGGTGAAGCGCAACATAACGGATACGCTGAAAAAGTCCGCAAAGGCTTATCAGAAGGCCGAGGATAAGTACATCAAGGGGCTCGACGAAGAGTTCAGCCCAAAGAACAGGAACCTCGAATCCGACTACAAGATGGCTAGGGATAAGTACTACAATTCCGCGGTTTCCGAAGCCAGAAAAATGCTCGGGCGATACGCAGACACGCCGTACAAATCTTCCGGAGCGTCCAACAAGGTTGTGACCTATGCTGAAGCGCTTGCCAATCAGCTCAGCGATCGCGCTCTGAAAGAATTGTATCCGCGTTCTCGCTTGGTAGATTGATGTTTTCGAGGTGATGCGAATGGAACTGAGACATCACGGCATTAAAGGTCAGAAATGGTATGTAAGACGATTCCAAAACAAAGATGGTAGCCTGACTCCCGCAGGAATAAAACGCTACCAGAAAAATTTGAACAAGGAAGCCGATAAGCTCACGGATCGCTCAAGCCTGATCGAAGCGAAAACCCTGCCCAAGGGAACCAAGCTGTACCGCGTTACGGTGGACAATAAGGACGAGGGTCGCGGGCCTACCTACGCCACATATTTGGATGTGGATCGCAAGATGTACAAGGCGGGCGCAATACGGGAACGCCAGGGAGCAGACAAGGCATACGAACGGGAATTTACCCTCCAGGACGATCTTAAGATTCCCAGCCGAAAGGAAGCTCAGGAGGTCGTTCAAAAAGTGGTGATGAAGGACAAGAAGCTGCTTTCCGAGGCGCTGGAGAAGTATGTGAAGATGGTAATGAAAAGCAGTCCTTCGTATAAGTACGACGTCGAGCACAACTGGGGCGGTGAAAAGAAAACCATCGAATATATGATCGATGCGGTTTCGAAAAAGCCGATAGAGCAGGCATACTTTTTTATTGCGCAGTCTCTCGGTTTGGCGACCAACACCAAGAACGCCATTATATCCGAAATGCAGAAGCGCGGCTACAACGCCATGGTAGATGACGCTGGCGTCGGCGGAACCCTGTTTGCAAGGCAGGGTTTGGACCCGCTGATTATATTTGACAGCGACGTTCTCGGGAAGCCTACGATAAAGAAGATTTCGAGAAAGCAGGAAGCCAAGGCGGACAAAGACTCAGAAAAATGGTACAAAAAAGTAAATACGACCAACCAGAGCGGAAAATGGTCTGCAATAAAATAACGAGGAGGAACAAACCATGAAACTCAGCGACAAGACCTATGATATTCTCAAGTGGATCGCCCTTTACCTGCTTCCCGCCATCGGTACTCTGTACTTTGCGCTTGCGGGAATCTGGAACTTCCCCTACGGCGAACAGGTTGTAGGGACGATCACAGCAATCGACACCTTCCTTGGTGTGATCCTTGGAATCAGCACGGCAACGTACAACAAGACCGAAAAGAACGACTGATATTTTACACTTATCGTTTCAGGGGGGGGTAAAAAGAATGGAATTATA